TGTAGTAAAAAGGTTCAACGACTAGATGGTGAGTTCCGAAAACGATAACCCATCCACGAGTGCCCGGAGCATTGCGTGCCACTATCAAAACAAGTATGAAAAGTGGTATTGGAGTTTAATTGACAAGTTTGAAAAAAGAGAACAACTTCCAGAACAATATGAATGTCACCACCCTGTCCCCAAAGAGATTTGGCCAAAGGGGTGGAGAAACCCTTCGATAATCTGGACAGTTGGGGTTACTTTTAGAGAGCACTTCATACTTCACCTCTTGTTGGTGAAGTCAGGACTGTTTAACTCTTGCGCCTTGAAAAGATTTTTAGATCGGTTCGGGCGAGGGAAAAACAAAAACCTCACAGCTACAAATCTCCAAAACTTCTGGAGAAACTTTATGAACGAAAGGCTCGTTCCCCACAACAAAGGGAAAGCAAACTTGCCTTACGTTACTGAAGAATATAGATACGCTGTTGGGTGTGGTGGAAGAGGGAGGTTGAACAACCCTTCCCTGATCTGCAAACCTTGGAAAAATAACAAGGCATCAAATGAAACCCTGGAAATCTGGGGCATGGCAGATTATCTTCATTTCCACTACCAGTTTATCCCTAAAAAGAGAGGAACTAACGGCGGTTCCCGATTAGCGAAAGCAATCGGCATCCCTTACTCCCAAACTCTGTCAAACATTGTTTTAGCCTTCAATGGCAAACTCAAGTCTCTCTGCCCAAACGGAGAAAACTGGGTTCCAGATGAAGACCAAGACTGGAAAACTTTCGCAATGCTATGATATAGTCTGAACATTACCGACAACAAGGTAATGAATCAGTGGATAAAGAGCCACTGAGATAACAAATGCTGCGTGCGATTGAAACTCGTAACGCAATGTCGCGTCTGATGAATGCTTACGAGTACACCGTTAGCCAAGCCGTAACTGTAACCGGTGGTTACAACCCCTACGAGCCTAACACTGGCGCTGGAACTCAGACCGGTCTCGGTTTCACTACCTGGGCTAATTTCGCAACAGCTTACGGTTCAGCCGCTGGCCCTGCTGCATGGTCTTCGCTGACTTCTAACCCGATCGAGGACATTCTGTCGCTGAAGCGTTCAGTTGCCAACCAAATCGGTATTCGCCCCAACTCGCTGGTTGTGGGAACCGCCGTTTTTGACCAACTGCTGACCAACCAAGCGATTCTTGAGCGTATCAAGTACACCTCGGCTGATTCAATCGACACTGACGTTCTTGCCCGTTACTTCGGTCTTGAGCGTGGTCTGCGTGTTGCCGAAGGTCGTTATCTCGCCACCGACGGAACTCTGCAGCCTGTGTTCCCTTCAAACGGAATCCTGCTGTTCTACAGCCCGAATGGTCCTTCCGATAGCGTTCTGCCTGCTGGCGGCGCTAACGCAGCCACCCCTGCTTTTGCCTACACCTACCAGCTGACCGGTACTCCCGCCGTTCGCCCCGAATACTACATTCGTGAGCGCCGTGTGGTTCGTGCTGAAATCACTGTTGAGCGTGTTGTTAACCTGGTTGGTCTTGGTGCCACCGGTCTTATCGGTTCTGGCGCGATGATCTCCAACATTCTTGGTTGATCCAAGATATTACTAAGGAGGTTTCATCATGGCTATTTTAAGACCGATTACCAAATCGCAGTATGAGGTTTCTTTCTCTGCGCTTGGCGGACCCACTTTTACAGCGGTGTTCACTAAGTTTAGCGGCGTGAAAGATTCAGCGGAAGAGAGCAAATACGCAAACGGTTCTGGCAACAGACTGTACCACGTGATTGGCCCCCGCACTGCTGACGACGTGAATCTGGAAGCTCCATACGATCCCACCATTTTCAAACAACTTGAACAGTTCTGGCTTTCTTACAACTGTGAAGATATCACGGTCACCGTAACTCCCAAAGACTGCACCGGTGCAGGTGGAGCAGCAGCTGGTGGTCAGTACGTTCTTTACGGTTGTCAGTACAAGGCAATCACAACCGCTGATGTGGATCGCGAAAGCGGAAACGTTCAGACAATTGAGTGTACCTTTACGGTAAACTACTGGGAGAGAACATAGGTTTCACCTAGTTTACCCGTTGGTTACATTCATTTTAATGCCCTCAAGAGTTACCTCTTGGGGGTATTTTTATGCATACTGTGCACTCCAAAGGCACAAGGTAAAGTAGGGTAAAATCCAGGTAAGAAGGTAATCCGTAGGGATTCATGAAGACAACTTTTTCTAGCGGTGTCATTGTTACAAGCCAGTGGCTTAATGGCGCGAAGCAAATTTCGTTTGATGGTCAAGACCTTGACTGGCATTATTCTCCGCTTGGTCTGAATTCTCTTATCACTGCGGGTCCGAATGGTCTTGACTCCCGATATATCACGCTGGCAACCCCGCAACCGAACTTAGAGGGCGGCGTTTTTCAGGGCGGTTTGGCTATTTCCGGGACGAAAGTGGTGTCTGGGGTCTGGAACTTTGGCTACAGCTCAGCTACAGGAAACCCCACTAACGTCCGAGATAACGCCCCGAAAAGTTATACAACGAACGATAAATATCTTTACGCGGCGGGAATCTCTCCTGCGACAATTCCCCAGAAATTTGACGCTCTACAAAGCGAAGATCTGATTACGAAACTCGTTCTGAAAGATCAGATTGATTATCTTTTGGAGAATTTGGTAATTGACAACGGCTGGTACTATCTCGAAAACTCCGCCGGAACCCCTTGCCCTTGCAACAACTATTCCGGATTGGCACCCGATGCTAGCAAAGAAATTTGCAATCCCTGCTGAGGTTAACTGATGCCTAGATATGCTCCGCTACCCTCTGTTTCTTTAGATCCTCGAAGTGAGGCGCAGCTTGTTCAAGCGGCTTCTCAGAGGGTTTATGAAGCGTCTAACCAAACTCTTAACGATTTCAGTTCAGGAAACCCCCTGGCAGCTTTGCTTGAGGGGCAGGTTTTTGCACAAGGAGAATTTCTGTTTTGGTTGAATCAATTACCTGAGAAACTTCTGCTTGAGTGGATCGGGCCTTTTCTGGGTGCAATGAGGCGTCTGGGAACAGCGTCTGTTGCACGGTTGGTGCTAACAATTCCCCCCTCAAACTCAGCCGTCACAGTTCCGTCTGGATCCTCTTTCACCACAGACCTAAACCTAACAGGCGGCGCGGTCTACAATTTTGTAACACTCGAAACTCACATATTTCCCCCTGGTGAAACAGTTCTTTTCGTCCCTGTTTACTCAGAGTTTGTAGGCTCCCTATACAACGTTCCTGCGAATTCGATCTCTGGTTCTTCAGCCGTAAATGTCGCTGGACTGAGCGCGATCAATCCCCAACCTGCAACTGGTGGATCTGACGTTGAAACTTATCAGGAAGTTCAAGAACGTTTCTTCACGTTGATTCGTCGAAAGAACCCTGTTAGCTCACAAGATTGGCAAGATTTCTTTATCGACTTTTTCGGCGTTGGCACGCAAACTTCAGTTCAACCGAACCGAGGATCTCAGTACTCCTACAATTATTTGACGGACTACATTCTCCCTAGCGGTCAAGTTTCTTTCTTTGTCCTTGGGCCGGGGGGAGTAGAATTAACGCAGGAACAGCTGAGCAGGGGTCAGAACGTTGTTAATTTCTCTGTTCCGGTGGGAATGACCGGAAATCTTTATCCGCTGACGCTGAGTCAAGTTCAGTACGATATCACTCTGGAAGTTGATGCAAACAGCTCCTACGGCACTAATTTCCGTAAAGCTTCGTTGGACTTTCGGGACAGGTTGTTTCAGATTCTGACGCCAGGAAATGTGTTTCCTGCGTACACTGATCCGAGCGTCGGTGATGTCGACTCAGCTTTCAATTTAACTTTTGACGCTCCCTCGCGATATGTTAATCCCCGTATTGTGACAGCCAAGGCGTTCAACACCCCTCCTCAACTCGCCACCAATGCGGCCCTTTACACACAGGTTTACGCTTTCGAGCCTTCGGAACAACTTCTAAACCAGAACGATCTGGTTCTGGAGACGATTCCGTCTAAGAAGTATTACCCGGTGGTAACTTCTTTCACTCCGTATTCTAGCGACAAGGGCGACCAAACAATCTACAACAATTTACAGATGAAACAAATTCAGCTTCTTCGAGCTGGAAGTTTCTTGCAGAGCGACGTTGTTTACTGGAGCCCTGCTGATGGGGGTGACGGAAAACTTCGAGTAATTCTGGATAATATTAACATCGGGTCAAAGACCGAAATTCCAGTTCTGATCTCGCAAGGCAAAATATCCGGAGAGAAAACTTACTCTCCGTGGGTTGTTGGAAACAGCTACGCGAGCACGGTCAGCGGTTCTTACGACCCCGAAATCGTCGAATACGACTACATTCCGGGAGACGGACAGTTCGTCCCTGAAACGCCACAAGAGCTCTTGATCGGCCCCATTTCTTCTTTCGGAACGATCGTACCCGGATTAAGTTACGCAAATGGCACATACACCGGGGTCCCCCTGATCAATGTTTCTGGGACCGGTTCCGGAGCTACAGCGGACATCACCGTTGTCGGTGGTTCTGTGACGTCTGTTACACTGGTTTTGGCAGGTGGTGGTTACACTCCGGAGTCAATTCTGACTGCGTCTGACGCTAGTTTAGGGAATAGTGGGTCTGGTAACGGGTTTAGTGTCCCGGTTACCGCCGTGACAGTTCCCAGAGTAGGTGGTCTTGTTTGGGTTGTTGAACAGAATTTCACTCTGAATACTCCTTCAAACAGCACCACGAGTGCCCTTTCTGCCGGGCTTCTTGGTGCCCCGGTAATCCCCGACGTTCTTTCTTCTGGGAATTCCTACCTCGCAGGTACGTGGGTAACTACACCCCAAATCGGATCGGGGCCAAATGCTGTGGCCGACCCGTATTACAACTACGTGGACCGACTCAAAGGGGGAGTAGACAAGTTCGCATACGTGTTGCAAGGCTTCGTATACGAGCCCAACAATTTGCCAACGAAGGATTACTTCGACCTCCTCGTAGAACTCGGAATTATCAAGGAGATCGTCGTGCGAAACGCAGATCTGGGTCTCCCTATCTACAAATACAAACCTCGTTTTCCAGTGGGGACGTACTTAGAATACCGAGATTCTAGCGTTGCCGAACCGCAGTACTTTGTTTCAACTCAATATTTCACTCCGAACAGCACCCTGGTTAACGATTTAATTGAGGAAAACCTCGTCATCCCCCTAGCTTACACACCCTCTCAACGAATCAGTCTGGCGAAGGCAGTTAGCGAGGGAACTATCACAACTCCGGAACGAATGTTCAGGTTTTTCAAGGGGGACACAACGTTTTTCAGGCAGGGTAGTACAATTTTGTCGTATACTGCGACAACGAGTGTAACCCCGCTGTTTGACTTCTCGGTCTACCTTGCAAACGGTGTCTTTGTTCCCTCCCGGGAATTTGCTGAAGAAGGTTTCTTCACGCTACCTTATGTGCCGTACTTTAACCCGACATACTCGTTGTACGCAGAGGACACAATTGTTTCCGAGGATGGTCGAAACTTTTATCGAGTGATGCGTGCTTTCTTCCCGCAACCGAAAGTGACAGACTGGACAAACACAGTGGTGAACAACACTGCCAGAATTCAGGAGTATGCCGGAAATCTTCTTCGGTACGTGAATGTCTACACTTGCGACGAGCCAATCAGGTCTCAGTTTGGTCGCGACATATCTTCCATCAAATTAGGTGTTGCTGAAATCACTCTGATCCCCAAGAATGCGGAAAGGTTTAGCAATGCGTCGACTTCTTTCTCATACGTGTGGGAAAACACTGCGACTTTCACCGAAACTCCTCAGCTTTCCTGGTTCACAGGTACAACCTATCTTTACTCTCCACCAAATTATAGAAACGGAACGATGGGTCTATGAGTCAACAGCTTGTCCCCTTAAGCGGCGGAGTTCAGACGCTTCAGACAAACACTCAACGACGAAGTGTCAACACTCTTTCCGTTCAATCTATCGAAGTCAAAAACTTAAAGAGTAGACCAACCGAGTGGATTCCGGACGGGCGGCCAATCTACAGGAGACTGCCAGCAGCGAGCGAGACTTATCAAGTAAATTTCTTTGACATTCTCCCTGCATCAAATACCGCTGTTCGTTTTAACGAGATTCAAGACGTTGGTTACGTCTATATCCCCTGGGGGGAGGGAATCTTCGGTCCCGTTTCCTTGGAGGTTGTGGCTTCTCCAACTTTCGAAGACTTGATTGTAAAATCGGGTCAAGTCGTGTGGAAATACGGGACAATTGCGGTTCCCCCTGCGATCATCAACCTAAAGGAGCTAGATTTTAACAGTGGGCGTTACCTCGTAGCTTATCAGCTTAGCTTCGACAATGCTCCGGTCGAGAATCTGTATCAAGTTGAAGATTACTTTCTGGCCGGAACTAAACTGCTAATCACAGCGAGTAGTGATGCGGTTGTCGGTTGGAGATACCCTGCCGTAAATGCGTTTCTGAGTTCAACCACCTACTGGTCAAACGGGGACAGCTACTTTTCAACTTCTGAACCTACCGAGGCTTT